GCATCCGCATTCTATTGGATGACGCTGTAGATCGGTTTGAGCTGTCAGAGCTTGCACCAGTGCTGCGCCGCCTTGTACCCGCCAATATCGTGCCACAAGTCGTTTTAGATGTGCCTACAGTGGATATGCAGCTTGGTGCTGCTGTGGTCATGCAAAGCTACCAAGTGGCCGATTTAACACCCTTCTAGCGGTGTTGGAACTACAAAAAAAGCGACCTTTCTAGCTCACCAAAATGGACTCATGTTTTAACACGAGTCCATTCTCATGCGTCAGATCAACCCAGTTCTGATGAATCAGCTCAAGTCTGATCATCAGTCAGCCAAGCAGCTTGGTTCGCCTCTACTGCAATGCCAAGGCATGCTGGTTCCCCGTGATCCGGTATTTCAGGCAACCCGCTTACTGATCCAGTCTTGCCCACGTCCGATGGTGACCAACAACGATCCGGCTGAAGTTGCGTATGCCGGTGGTTTGGATACGTTTGTGCCGGGTGTGCCAAAAACCAAGTACGAAGGCAACATTACGGTTATCGAAACCGAAAAAGGCCAAGCCGCCTTGTTTGCTGAGTATATTTTGGCGAATGGCGGCAACATTCCTTGTGATTATTACGACGGTCGTCCGGGTTACTACACCCGCGTATATGCACTTGATGATTGCGCAATTCGACTTGAGCCGACCGATACAACTGCTGATGGCCGCAGTCAAATCACGTTGGCGTCTGGCAGCATCACCTATATGTATTTTGGTCTTTTTGCCAAAGTCGGTGCAAGCGGTTCAGCCTTGCCAGGTGATCGTGGCCTAGACGGTGTTGAAGGCTTTATTGAGCGGGTGCAAGGCGTGATTAACGTCGCGCAAACTGGCGTAAATGCCTTGGGTGCCGTCGCTCAGTTTGGGCGTGGTCTGCAAGGTCTGTTGGGGTAATTCAGTATGCCTACGCTGCACCCACACGTCACAGAAAACCCACGACTCACCGTGGGTACGATAGCCGAACTGTCTACCATCCTGCACGCTGAATTGCAGATGTCCGGCTATTCTCTGTTGCTTGAGGATGTTCGGGATGTTGTTTTGCTTGAAGCAGCAAACTACGCAGCGTGGGCAAGTTTTGAGCAACAACGATTTATAAATACCCCTATCCAGCTTGATAGTACCTTGCCAATTGATGCCTATGAATGGTCGGTGATCGAGGTGGTTTGTCGTGCCCACTGTGATCTGTTGCAAGCAATTCGCATGGAGGGCTCACGCAGCCTAGGCACGGAAAACTTCGGCCTTGCTGTCAGTGAGGCACGGCAAATCTATCAGGAACAACGGGATTTATTGCCCAAAAATGCGTTTATTGAACCGCCTTACACCCTTGTCATGGATGATGACTGATGCAGGTCGTCATCGCAGCAACTGGCCAGATCATTTCAGGCGCGAATCTGCTATCGGCAACCTTGCGCCTTGATTGCGTGCCAGTACCCGCGACACTTGAGATGACGGCACAGAGTACGCCAGAGCTGGATGCGGCACTTGTGGTCGGTGCTGAGCTACTGGTGAGTGATCCGCCGATCTCTATCACATTGGTCAAGGTGCAACCAGTCAAAACGCAGACGATCAAAGACGGTGCGCGGATTGGCGGTATCGCCTGTTTGGGCGTCTTGAGTGGTTGTCAGCGGCTAATCGAACCCGCAAGCAAGGCCATTATTCTGAATGACACGTCGTTGATCAGCGCGATGCGGGCTTGTGGTGCGCGGATGCGATCTGGTGCTGACATTGCTATTCCTAAATTTGTCTGTCTGAAAGGCCAACTGCCAACTGTTGAGATTGCCAAGCGGCTACAGCAGGAAGCGGCAGTTATCACGATGCAGGGCAACCAGCTTGCAGCAGTCAAGATTGATGCCTTGCTCAAAGCCGATCCGGTGGCCAAGTACGATCCTAGCGCGGTTGCGTGGCTGGATAGTGTGGCTCTACAGCGATTAAATAAGCGGTCTTTTGTGTCGATAGCGGCGGATGGTTCGACCATCGAGAACGAGGAAAATCAAACAGGTTTGGCGGTGTCTTATATGCCGCAAATGGATACCCGCCAACTGAAAAACTTGGAAAAGGTGTTGATCCATCGGGGAACGATGATGCGACCACTCCAGATGAGTTTGAGTTGTGGCGATACCCTGCGAGTTGGTGATCAGGTGTTTATTGCATTGACGGCTGCTCACCGCACAGATACTGGCGCACTGGGCGGCAATAGCGTAGCAGCTACCAAAATATGGCTGTCTAACTTAGGAGCGCAATAGGTGAGCTTGTTGAATGCAATTGACAGTGCAGTCGGTATTCAGCACCAAGGCATAACTGACAAGTCTGGTTCTGATACTGTTTTACGGCTGACAAACGGCCTGATTATTGGTGATTTTGGCCGTGGTCGAGTCGATCAGCCGATGCTGATTACCAAGGATACGCTAGTGCAATTAGGTGACGAATCTAAGCCAGCGTATCAGGCTGTAGCCGATTGTTTAGATGCGGGTGTGCCTAGTGTTTGGGTGATGCGATTGGGCTTATTTAATGTGCAGTTGGCAGGCATTCTATCCGAAGATGGAATCCAGCTACTAACCGAAGATGGTCAATTTTTAATGCCGGAGGGCGTGTAATGACAGGCGTAAAAATAAGCGAATACAGCGTAGCGGCATCGCTCACGGGCAGTGAAAAAATCCCGCTCGGTACAGGCGTGAAAAAGGCGACAACGCCTGATCAGTTGGCTGATTATATCCGTTTCCAGCGGCAATTCATTGAGGTGTCATTGGGGACTATCAGCAATAACCAGACAGCAATAGGCAGTTTTGAAATGCCTGCGGGTTTCACGCTGCGCACGATTGAAACCAGCGCAAGTATGCGTGTGCGGTTGTATCAGTCTGCTGCTGCGCGTGATGCAGACCTGAATCGAGCGCTTGGTGTAGATCGACCACAGGGATCAGCGATGTTTCTTGAATTCTATAGCGTTAATGGATTGCTTGATGCGGTGCTATCCCCAGTCGTAGATGGCTACACAGATGATGGCTATGTGTATTACAGCGTACAGAACAAATCACTTGTCGATCAAGCAATGACTATGACGTTCACCTATTTACCAACGGAGATTTAAGCATGGCTACAAGTATTTTTGGTGCGTTAATGAGTAACGCCAGCGATGCAGCGTTTCGGTCGTGGGGCAGCATTTTATCTGCACAAATCGGATCAATCCTAACCCGCGTCCCGCAGACAGGTGACATCAACTGGTCTACCGTAACCGTGCCTGCAACATCTCAGTTCGCGGGCGGTGAGGTTTATCGCTTTAATGATTCGCTGCAAGCAACTGCCCCAATTTTCATCAAAATCGAGTACGGCACAGGTAGTGGTGCAACAGCCTCTAGCCTGCGTATCACGGTCGGCAAGTCAGCAGACGGCGCGGGCAATATTGGCGGCGTTCTTTTGGCTCAAACTGCTGTGATTAGCTTTAGTGGTGCGTCAACAGCACTCAGCAACTGCTATATCAGTGGTGGCAGCAGTTGGTTTGCGCTCTCACTCGATCCGATTAGTCCTTCGACAACTACAGGCGGGCTGTTTTATATCGAGCGGTCAGTTAATAACGGCGGTGTGCCAACAGGCGATGCGTTGCTGGTCGGCTGGCAAGCAAACCAGAGTAGCAGTCAAAATCACAGATTTATAGACTATCCAAATGCAACAGCGGAATCTATAACCGGCGGGATTATCGCTATGCCACTTGTGCTATCTACTGACCGCAGCATTGCAAACGGCACAACGGCTCCAATTTTTCCTGCGGCGTGTATCAGTCCGTCTGGTGTATTTTGGCGACCACGAGTCATCTTAGGCACAGCGCGGCAAAACGCGGGGCTAGGAGAGATCATTAACGGGTTGCTGGACGGCAATAGATACCTAAGTTTGGGGGTTGGTGCGCAGCGTTCAGATCAGCGTGGCGGCAGCTTTGCGACAACTCTGATTCGGTGGGACTAAGCGATGACTTATTTCTATTTTGATTTATATGACGGCGACCCGTTTGCGTACACATACGCATATCGAATGTTTGATGACATCGCGTCAGCAGCAACCAACGTTCCGTCATTCGGTCAGATCTGGCCGCGCTGATGCTTAACCTCATCCCCGCCAAAATCCTGAGCTATGACGCTGCAACGCGCACAGCTCAAGTGCAAATCGACGGCCTGACCGATGGTGCTGAGGATGGTCTGACAGCCACGTTTGCCTATCCAGTTGGCCACGATGACCGCGATACTGAAATTCAGGTATTGGCTGGAGCTGAGGTCTATGTGTTTTTTGCGGGTGGTCAAATGGACTCGCCTGTGATTGCGTTTTATCGCAGTCACGGCGCGGGTGCAGTGGTCGATACAAGGCGAATCAGGCAAAAGAACATCAAGATACTGGCCAGTAATAGCATCTCAATTGAGGCCATCGCAACAAAAGTAAGGGGCGTGATGAGTGTCACAAGCAATCTGTCGGTTGGCACTGGAGCAACAGGGTCATTCGTTAGTGTGTCTGGGGAAATTGTCACAGTTGTAGACGGTATTATCACCAACATTTATTGAGGTTCGTATGAACAATCCTGTAAATCTTGAATTTATTCAAGGCATAAAAGCTGAGATTGAAGGCGCGGCTGATTGCGATGCGCTGCAAGAGGCGGCGGCAAAGGCGATTGCCCTGATTCAGTCGCAGATTGATGATGCAACGGACAAGCTGGCGGAATTTAGTCCGTATCTTGAACTGCTGACACTGCCAACTGATCCGCTAAAAGTGCTGGGGTACCTTAAAAAGTTAGTGGATACGCTGATCGAACCGATCATTAAACCTGTTTTGGGCTATCAGTTGCAGATTGCCGCCTATGTCACGGCATTAACAGACATTGTTGCTGCAATTGAAGAAAAGGCGTCTTCATTTTCGTCATGTGCGGTGCCGACACCTGTTATTCCGCCTATTGTTCCACCTGTTGAGCCGCCTATCTAGGCAACGGAACCACGGCGTTTGACCATCAATACAGCCGACACAATAGGCCAGACTCGCATAGTTCTGGCCTTTTTTATGTTCAAAAATCTCGGTGATCGTTTAGCATCAATCATGCTGTCAGATCGCGCATATGCGCAGGCCAACAACGCGGCCAGTATCAATGACGTTAATCCTATTTATGAGTCATTAGAGCCGTTTGCCCTTGGCACATACGAAACCAAAGAAACTAAGCGGCGACATCGCAAAGATATTTACACACAATGGCAACGTATGGGGACTGATCCATCGGTTGCTGAGGCGTTATCGCTGCATGTGACGGCAGCACTGGGTGGACACGAATCACGCGGCGACGTGGTGTTTATGACGCCTGTTGAACGGATCAGGGGCAAAGGTAAGCGGGCAGAGGAATTACGCGCCAAGGTCAACCGACGCAGTAAGTTTTTAGAGCCGATCATTAACCAAATCGTTTTTAAGCTGGCACGCGATGCCGTGACCTATGGTGATGCGTATGTGCGGGTGTATGGCCAGGATAAAGTCGGGATTGTCGATGCAATCTGCAATGAGTACACGTTCCCGCCACTGATTCAGGCGTTTGAGCAAGGCGGGCGCACAATTGGCTACCATGCGCTTGAGGCGAAGGACTGGGAACGGGTTGTCACCAAGTTAAACCGGATTCAGCTTTTGCGCATGAAGATGCCGCGTGTTACCCATGTGCCACAACTGGAAACTGTGGCCGGTCTGGTCAGAGCGCGGGTGTTGCACGAAGATATTCAGAGTAATTTGCCGATTGTGCCGTCACCAGTGGGCGGGTCATTTCTATTTGAAATCGAAGAACCTTGGAAAAATGTTCACTTGACACTGGCAGGGCTGAACAGTCAGCAGATTGCTGATGCTGTGAAGCAGATGTTTTTGTCTGTCGATATGTCTGGTATGCCGCCGGATGCCCGTAAAAAGTATAAGCAAGGTCTACAGTCGGTCATCAAAAGCCATGAGGATTATGTGCGCAAGGCGTTAAGTGGTGGTGATCCAGTTTGGGCGACCAACTGGCATGTGTTGCCGTCATGGGGTGAGAAGCAGGTTTTAAATCCGGTCGGTGACATTGCTGGACAACGTACTGCACCGATCAACACCGAATACTTGATGCTGAATATTCGCCGGATGATGGGTGGCCTTGGGTCTGATCCCTCGATGGTCGGTTGGGCTGATATGTTGGCCGGTGGGCTGGGTGATGGTGCGGCGTTTCATACGTCGGCGCAGATCATGCGTCGGTCGATTATGATCAGGCAGTCCCTGTCGCAGGTGCTGAATCAATTGGCGGATTTGGATTGGGGGTATGCTTATGGCGAGACCTTTAGCCCGGCAGATCGGCCTTGGCATTTTGAGTTTTATAGTGATCAATCGGCGGCGGCGTCTGAGGCTATTACCAATAAGCAGAACCGCATAAATAGCTTGGCACTTACCGCGCAAGCGATTGCGACCGTCAAAGAGTTGAATTTAGACCAAGAAGTCAATCAAATGTTGCTTGAGGATATTGGCGGGTTTGACGTTGAGAAGGCGGAAAAAATCGCTATTGCGCTGGAAAATGCCCCGCCGCCTGATGGTGGCGATGGTCAAGGCTTGCCTGATGAAGCGCAAGCACCGGAATTGCCAGAAGCCGGTGATGATGAGGATGATGAGGATGATGAGGATGATGCGTGATGGCTGAAACACAGCGATTGCCTACGGTTCAAGTGCAAGCAGGCACGCCCGCTGGCTACTGGGCAGGCATGACGGCTCAGAACCTAAAAAACCTGTATCGGCAGCTTTACTCACTTGGCACACTTTCGCAGGCTCATTATATCGTTGAGTTAAACCCATACGATCCGACTGGGCCATTATCTAAGGTTGAATTATTTGACAGGGTTCCTTTGCGTAGAGATGATCGTGATTTGGTTGGCGTGCTGCTTCCGTGGCTTGCTACAAGCTGTAGCTTGAGTGTGTTGGATGCACAATCTGATAGCGTGCAGGCGGGTCACTATCAGCAAAATTTTATTACTGGCAATAGCTCAAATGAGGTTCAAGTCACGTTTTTGGAAACCAAGGGGGCGGCTATTCTAAACGCGGCTAGGCAGATTAAGGAGATTATGTTTGCGCCGGACGGCACGCAAGGACTACCGGCTGAATATATGATGCGCTTGAAAATTTCTCTTTTTCCGCGTCACAGTCGCAGTAGTCGAGTGTTTTCTGAGGAATGGCTTGTTGCGCTGCAAGCAGCCAGTGTGGACTTGGCCGCTCAGAACAAAGATGCACTTGAAGTGCCTTTGACGTTTCTGAAAATGTATCCAATGCTTTGAGACAGCGCCACCGGAACCGCTCATAAAACCCAACTCAAACCAGCCCACACTATCCCCATAAATTCGCACACTGGGGAAATTCCGTGTCTAGCAAGAGCATTTTTCAGCAAACCCATGCACCACGAACCAGCCGCCTTGTGCCAATGTTCGATGGTGCAACGACCTCGGTACACTCAAACCTCGCAATCGGGCGTGTATGCGGTGATCATCGTGAAATCATGGCCGTGGTATCGCCCACAGCTACAGACGATGACGTGTGGCGCGTGGTGAATCTTAAATCGAAGGGTAGTGATACCGATCAATTCGACTCTATCGCGGTACTGGGTGCGATTGATGACGATCAGGCGGTAGAGTGGGCATTCAATCAGCGCGGACGGTTTTTGCTGGACAGTATCGTGCTATCAGTTGGTGAGACCAACACACCCGGCTTAAAGCGTTATCTCGACTCTGAGCGACTGAATTATCGTGCAAACAGCCAAATCCATTTAAACCAGTTGTCGAAGTTGCAGGATATGACCACTGGCCAACCCGTAATGTGGGATGGGGTCAATCTCAAGTCACACAGCAACAGTTCAGCGGTGCTGCTGGTCGATCTGGTTAAGCACGATGACAACAGCCAGTTGTTTGATGCAATCAAAGCCGATGACATGCCCGCCTTGCTTGAGCTGCTGGGTGCTGAGGCGATGGGTTACGATGCCCTGATTGTCGAAAGCCGCAAGCTAGACACGCTGATGCAGCGGTTAGGCACTGCAATGTCAAAGGCTACGCAGTCAGGCGTTACTGTGACGAATGTACGGCAATCTGAGCCATTCAAGCGCAACAAGGTCACGCAGGTGGCGGCGATTTTTGAAATGTCTGATGGTCAGTCGGTATCTATCGTTTTCCATAATCCAGACAGCACGCCATCTAAGCTGTTGCCACAAGACACGCTGATCAGTTGGAAGTTTTTGTTAAATTCACGCGATATTTCGGCGGCGGTGCAACCTAACCAAGGTGAAGATGTCCAGTTGCCTGTATTGGCTACCCGCGTCATGAAACTGGTCAACCAAAACAGCGCACGTTTTGCGCGTACCAATGCGAAAAAAGCCGAAAACGTGGCGGCGTTGGATGAAGCCAAGGCACGGATCGAAACCAAGTCGCAGACTGTGGCGGCGTTGGATGCTGAAATTGCGCAGTTGCAAGCTGAATTGGACAAGCCAACCCCTGTTGAGCCTGAAACCAAACCTCAATCGAAAACCCCAACCACAGGTAAGGGATTAACCGATGCCCAAAAGGTTGTTCTTATTGCGACAGCAGGCTTTAAGCCCGCTTTTAGGTTTCAGCAAGCGCAAAGACACACACGCGGCGGTATCTCTGGCACAGGTGGTATTACCGAGTATCAGTATAATCAGGCCGTGCAGGAGTTGAACGAAAATGGGCGGTATCTAAAAAGATCGGCAATAACCGATGCTGGTCGTAAGATTGTCGCTGAAATGGAAGGCTATTCTTCTACTGATAAATTGGAATTTTTTACACCTGCATTTGCCAGTGCGGACGTCGTAGAGCCAATATCCGCCGTAGAGCCAGAGCCACAACTAAGCACCCGTGACGAGGTTTTTAAAATACTAACGTCTAATTATGGCTGGAAAGAGTCTCGCATTAGCGGCGGTATTGAGAAAGAATTTAGCGGCATGGCGGCAGCTGGTGAAATGTCCAATGGCAGCCGTATCTTGTCGGCAAACTTTGATTCAAGATCGCGCTGGATTGCTGTTACTGACGATGCAGCCCCAACAGGCGGCGCGGTCATCCCTAGCACCGAGATTGATGCGCGTATTGGCGGCTACACCCCTGACGGCTTTATCATTACTGCTAAGGCGTTTAATGATGCGGTGGAAGACTATGTGCTTGATGAGCGCAATAAGTTGCTACCAGAGCCAACCCTTACCAAAACGGACATGGGGAACGGTGAATCGCCGGTCGAAGGCATGGCAGAAAACCGTGACGGCACATTTACAGCATTAACGCTTGTAGAGAGCAAGACATTCAAAACCCGTGCCGGTGCGGAACGGTGGCTTGCCCAACGTGGTTTAAATCCTGATGGTTCACGGATGGCAAAGCCTGAGCCAACCGAAAGTATCGACACATTGGCCAGTCAAAAAGACCTACGGGCAAGCGCAAAGGCACTTGAGACGAAAATTGAATCAGCCAAAAGCCGTGAAGCAGCCCTGAGTCTGGCCGCCGCAGCCGTCCAAAAAGACCCCGAAATGCAAGAATACGCATTGTCTGCACTGCAAAGCTATGTGGTAGCTCAGAATCGAGAAAACTACATTCTCGACTTTCCAAAACCGCCGCCTAAAAAGTATCGCTCAGATCAGGATATTTCCAAGGATGTTGCACGGCTGAACAAGGCTCTTGTAAACACGCCTTACGGAATAAGTGGCCGAGGCCATAACAGCTCGATCAGCTTTAAGATCAATGATCAAAATCTACGCAAATATATTGATTTTTTGATCATGCGAGA